TAATTATATTAGTCTTAATTACCCTCAATTGCTTCTATATGCCTGTTTGGTAGAAGCATATGGATTTTTAAAAGGTCCAATGGATATGTTGACACTATATGAAAATAAGTATAAAACTGAACTACAAAAATTTGCAAGTGTGCAAATTGGGAGACGGAGAAGAGACGACTATACGGATGGTACTGTTCGTATACCAATCGAATCACCGCCTCAATAATTAGGAGATAAATATGGCAATAACATCGGCAATTTGTAATAGCTTTAAACAAGAAATTCTAGAAGCAGAACATAATTTTACAGCTTCTACTGGAAATACTTTTAATTTAGCATTGTATACTAGTTCCGCAACTCTAGGAGCAAGCACAACTGCTTATACTTCTAGTAATGAAATAACAAATTCATCTGGAACTGCTTACAGCGCAAAAGGAAAAGCTCTGACAAGTGTTACACCAACATTAGATTCATCAACTGCAGTTTGTGATTTTGCAGATGTCTCTTGGACATCAGCTTCATTCACAGCTAATGGATGTTTAATTTTTAATGATTCACATTCAACGGACGCTTCAGTTTGTGCAGTAGCTTTTGGTGGAGACAAAACTGTATCTAGTGGAACATTTACAATTCAATTCCCAGCAGCAGCAGCAACTACAGCGATAATCCGTATAGCATAGGGAGTAAGTCCTTATGGCTAATACTTGGAACAGAACCGGCACCACCTGGAGCCAAGGTCTTTGGGGTCAGCAAGATAATAATGCAGTTGAACTTACTGGTTTATCAGTAACCTCTAGCTTAGGTACTCCTGCAGTTGATTTATCAGTTGGATGGGGTAGAGCCGAATGGGGTGAAGAACCTTGGGGAGATAGTTATAGTCCCGTTATTACTTTAACTGGAGTTTCAGCAACAGTAAGTCTTGGAGAATTAACATACGCTCAAGCAACCGATGGTTGGGGACGTAATACATGGGGAGATAACAACTGGGGGGAAAATACTACAACAGCTGTTTTAACAGCTCCTGATGGACTAACAGCAGATCTTCCAAACGTAGGATGGGGATATCAAACATGGGGTGAAGATGGATATGGTGGAATTTTCTATTTAAATCCTGCAGATGTTGTAGGGTTAACAGGAGTTTCAGCAACTGCTTCAGTACCAACTCAATTAGATATACCAGAACAAATTTCAGGTCTAGGTGCAACTTCTTCTATAGGTCAATTCAGTATTAATAATGGAGCAGATCATGTTCAAGGTTTAGCTTCTTTATCAGCAACTGCATCAAATGGAGATATTGGTCCTGCTGATGTAGTAGGAATAAGTGGAGTTTCAGCAACAGTTTCCGTTGGATCTGCAGAAGCAAATGATGCTCAAATAATAGATGTAAGCGGATTAAGTGCAACGGCTAGTGTAGGTGCTATTACTCCTACAGAAATGGCTGTAGGATTATCTGGTGTTTCAGCAACTGCAAGTACTGGTTCTATTTCTCCTACACAAATGACTATAGGATTGACAGGATTATCTGCAACTGTTACACTGGGTCAAGTAGGGGGTCCAATAGCATGGAAAAAAGTAACTCCTACGCAAGGTGGTAGTTGGAGTAAAGTTTCACCACCATAATATTAAATATATAATGTTGACATTATGTATAAAACAAATTAAAAATAACGAATTAAGCAGGAGATAAATTATGGCTTCAACATATACACCTTTAGGTGTTGAAAAAATGGCAACCGGTGAAAATGCCGGTACATGGGGAACAAAAACCAATACAAACTTAGAAATTATCGAGCAATTTGCTGGTGGTTATACTACTCAAGCAGTATCTGATTCTGGAGATACAGATCTTTCAGTTACTGATGGTGGAACCGGAGCAACTCTTGCTCACAGAGTAATTGAATTAACAGGTGCACTTACAGGTGCAAGAAACGTAACTATTCCAATTGACGTACAACAAATGTACGCAGTTAAAAACTCTACAACAGGATCACAAGCTGTAACATTTAAATATGTAAGTGGTACTGGAAGTAGTGTTACATTTGCGGGTGGAGATACTTCTACAAAATTTCTTTATGGAACTGGATCAGGAACTAATCCAAATGTTGTTGACATTGGATTTGTTACAACAACTGGAACACAGACTTTAACAAACAAAACTTTAACCGCACCTAAAATTGGAACTTCAATTTTAGATACTAACGGAAATGAATTATTCTTATTAACAGCAACAAGTTCAGCGGTTAATGAACTTACTTACGCTAACGCGGCTACTGGAAATGCCCCTTCATTTACGGCTTCTGGTGGTGATAGTAATATTGGAATAAACTTTGTTCCTAAAGGAACTGGTACAGTTCAATCCGGTGGGAACACATTAGCAACAATGGGAAAAGCTATTGCAATGGCAATAGTTTTCGGATAAAAGATAAGCAAGGAGAAAATAAAATATGGCAAATCCAAATCTAGTAGCAGTAACGTCGATATATGGTAAATCCGTTCAAGCGACTTTAGATACAACTCTTACTACAGAGATCCTAGCATGTCCTTCAGACAAACTATTAAAAGTAAATAATATTTTAATAGCTAATATTGATGGTTCAAGTGCAGCAGATGTATCAATTGCAATTACAAAATCTGGTGGTTCACCGATTATGATTGCAAGTACAATATCTGTACCAGCGGATTCTACTTTAGTAGCAATTGACAAGAACAGTGCTTTATATCTGCAAGAATCAGATAATATCGAAGCAGGTGCAAGCGCAAACTCTGATCTTACAATTACTATAAATTATGAAGAAATGGATGACGCGTAGGAGGGTCGGAACTAAATGGCTCACTTCGCTGAAATCAATAACACAGATAACGTAGTTGTTAGAGTAATCGTAATTGACAATGATGTAGTTGACGCTAACGGCGGAGACTTATCAACGGAAGCTGAAAATTACTGTGCTAGTTTATTTCCCGAGAATCCAAATACTTATTGGAAACAAACTTCATACAACAATAACTTTAGAGCTAACTTGGCTGACTGCCAAGGCGGCGTTTACAGACCAGCTGAAGATGTTTTTGTTCCGGCAAAACCATCATTATATCCAAGCTGGGTTTTAGACACTGACGTTTGGAGATATTTACCACCACTTGAATACCCGGGGTCATCGAGACCTAATGGTGCAAGTGAAGATGTATGGACTTGTATTTGGAATGAAGAATTATGGAACAGTTCAGGAAACACGAACGGTTGGACAAGTATGTTGGCATCTGATATAAATAACCCAGATACAACTAGATATTATTTAGATCAAGCAACAATGACATGGAGTCTTATAAATGACTAGTACTTTAGGATCAGACAACAATAACGGTGGAATTGTAGGACCAACAAACGATGCTCAAGCAGCATCTGATCAAGTAACACAAATTACAGGAAGCGGAACTTATACACCTGTTGCCACAACTGGAAACGTTTTAGTTGTAGGTGGCGGCGGACCAGGCGGTCAAAACGGCGGCGGCGGAGGCGGCGGTGGCGGATCAATCTTCTACCCTGATTACCCTATGCCAGGTTCAGATTTAGCAGTTGTTATTGGAGGAACTGGAGCTGATACAGAATTTAATGATGGAGCATCAGCAAGTTTAGAGCTTGTCGCAAAAGGTGGCGGCGGCGGAGGAACACAAGGTGGGGGCGGATCAGGCGGCTGCGGCGGTGGCGGCGGTCACCAAGGTAACCCAAATAACTCACCTGGAGGATCTTCTACTCAAGTACCAAGTATGCCTAGTCCCTTACAACCATTTGGTTTTGGAAACGCAGGTGGAACTTGGAACGGCCCACCATCAGGAGCAGGCGGTGGCGGCTCAGGCGGAGCAGCAACTAACCAAAATACAACAGGAGGAGCTGCTAAAAACTTTGGAGCTTCACCATCAACTTCATCTGATTCTACATTTGCACCTTACGGCGAATCAGGATATTTTGCAGGCGGTGGCGGCGGTGCCAATGGAACTGCATCACCCGGAGCAGAAGGCGGAGCTGGAAACAGCAACCAAGCTGCAACGGCAAATACCGGTGGCGGCGGTGGCGGCGGCTTAACACCACCACAATCTGGAAAAGCTGGAGGATCCGGAGTGGTCCTTGTTCACGAAGTAGCAACAGCACAAGCAAACGGTGTTTGGAATATGCAAACTGCTTATAAATGGATAAAAGCTGCTTCTTGGCCTACGTAATATTTATATTGTAATCCCTATCTTTTGTAATATATTGTCCTTAATAAAGGATAATGAAAGTATTAGGTATAAATCTTAGTCATAACGCATCAATCTCTGTTGTAGAAAACGGAGAACTTCTATTATCATTAGAACAAGAAAGAGTTTCAAAAAGAAAAAAAGACGATCAAATTGATATAGTATGTCAGGGTTTAAAGGACACTCATTTTGATATAATTGGATATACTTCCTATAATATGGTTAATGAAAACGTTGAGGGGTATACTCATTTAGTCAAAGCTTGTCTTACAAAATACAATATAACTTGCGATAAATTAATGTCTTATGACGAACATCACTTAACACATTGCTATAGTTCATTTTATAATTCAGGTTTTGAAGAAGCCATTTGTTTAGTTATAGACAATGGGGGCACCAATTACACTATTGATAAAGTTGAGTTAGGAAAAGAAAACATTTCTATATATAAAATGTCTTACACTAAAGAACCCCACCTATTATTTAAACTTTGTAGGGATTGGTCAGGGAGAGATATATCCGTTGGAGACTATCACACCTACAATTGTATGAGTCCAGCAGGTGTGTTTGAAATGTATAAAGAAGTATTAGGGTTTAAAGAACCTGGTTCTATTATGGGGTTAAGTTCTTATGGAAAACCTAATGTTGAAATACCTAAATTATATGATGAGTCTAATTTATTTTGTAAATTAAATGTATGCTTTAATGATGTTATATTAAGAAGAAAAACTTTTCACCCTAAAGGTGTAGTTCCTGATGAAGATTTTGCTTATCGAATACAGACAGACGCGACAGAAGTAGTTAAAAAATATATTCAATCAATTATTAAACAGTATAAAACTAATGTGTGTTTAAGTGGTGGATATTTTCAAAACTCTATTGCTAACTATGAATTTTTAAAACTTAATAAAAACATTTTTGTAGACCCTGTTTGTCATGACGGAGGCACCTCTATAGGTTTAGCTCATTACTTAGATTTTAAATACGGTGGCCATAAACCAAAACCATATACTGATTTATATAAGGGTCCTGTTTATGAAAACATAGGAGAACTTTTAAATTCTTATAAAGTATCTAAGTCTCATGCCACTAAACAACAATATAATATTCTTGATTCTAATAACTTAAATGTTGCAAAGCTTTTACAAGCTAATAAATCTGTAGGAATATATCAGGGTCGATCTGAAATGGGACCTAGAGCATTAGGCAACAGGTCTATTTTATTTAATCCTAGTAATCCACAAGCAAAAGAAAAAATGAATCTTATAAAAAACAGAGAATGGTTTAGGCCATATGCTGGAACTGTTTTATATGAACATACTAAAGACTGGTTTAATTTAGAGGGTAAAGATGAGACCCCCTTTATGTCTTACGTTGTAGGGGTAAGAAAAGATAAGTTAAAAGATATATCTGGAATATGCCACATAGATAATACATGTAGAATACAGACCCTTAAAGAAAAACAAAATAAAAATTTTTATGATATAATAACCGAGTTTTATAGACTCACAAATGTTCCTATTGTTTTAAACACTTCCTTAAATACAGCTGGAAAACCTTTGGTTGAAACTGTTGAAGACGCACTTAATCTTATGTTAACATCTAATTTAGACTATCTGTATTTCCCTGAATGTGGTAAACTATTGGAGAGCATATGAAAGTATTAGGTAATCAAAAAGTAGAAAATAAAATTGTTGTAGTAGATAATTGGTATTCTGAGCAAGAATTAAAAGCTGTATGGAAAGAAATAGATTTTTATACAGAAAGTCAAGACTTAGAAAGAGCCACTCAAAATTTAACAGTAACGGGAACAGACAAACAAGGAAACTCACAAGCAGAATGTTTTAGAATATACTTTGATAATTTTTATCAACCAAACAAAAGACATATGTCCCCTATACTTTCTTTACAGAAAAAATTTTTAGACCCAGAAGTACATCAAAAATTTAAAACTATTCCTATGGGTAGACAGTTTCCAGAGACAAATAGAGACACCTCGTTTATATCTTACTATGAAAACAAAGATCATTTTAAACCACATTTTGATGTGTTTCAATTTACAGTCCTTATTTGGTTATATAAAGAACCTAAAAAATTTACCGGAGGAGATTTAATATTACATGATTTTAATAATGAAATGGTAGAACTTAAAAATAATAGGTTAATATTTTTTCCGTCTTATTATATTCATTCAGTAAATGAAATTAAAATGGAGACTGAAGAAAAACATATGGGACGATATTGTATTAGTCATTTTTTTTATACAGTGGATACAGGTAGAACATGATTTATAAAAATATGTATTGGTTGTTTAAGCAAGCTATACCAAGCGACGTCTGTGATAAAATAATAGAGCATGGAAAGAGCTTAGTAGATGAAACAGCTAGGACTGGAAATTTTGAAGGGCCTTTAAATAAAGAGGCTCTAAAAATATTAAAGACAGAACAAAGAGATTCGAATGTAAGTTGGATTGGAGATAAATGGATATTTGATTATCTTACACCTCATATACAAACAGCCAATAAAAATGCTAATTGGAACTTTGACATACATTCAGCGGAACCAGTTCAATTTACAAAGTATAAATTAAATCAGTTTTATAATTGGCACTGTGATACCAGTGAAGAAGTAATTCATAGACCACAAGTTCCTCATGCGCATGGGAAAATTAGAAAACTTTCTTGTGTTGTTTTTTTATCAGATCCTAAAGATTATGTAGGTGGTCAATTTAAATTTGATTTTAGAAATAACAGGGTAGGGTGTAATATTATGGAAGTAACAGAAAATCAAAAAGGTAACATAATTGTTTTTCCTTCTTATTGTTGGCACAAAGTTTTTCCAGTTACTAGTGGTGAAAGATATTCTTTAGTGGGATGGTATTTAGGGGCTCCTTACAAATGAATCTTTTTACTTTACCTAACTCACCAATTCTTAAAGACACTGTTCCTAATGAATTATATGATTCTTTATTAAAAGAAGCTCATCAAAGCTTTAACCAAAAAACATCGGCCCATAACAAAAAATTAGTTGGCCATATAAAACACGAATATGTTTTAAAAGAAAATACGCGCGTGTTGAATCCCTACATAAGACATCTAGCACAATATCTTTCTGCAAACTTAGACAAAGGAGATAAAAAAGGATACGGTGGTAATAACTATATACTAAAAGATCTTTGGGTTAACTTTCAAAAAAAACATGAGTTTAATCCAATACATGTTCATGATGGTATATTTAGTTTTGTTATTTTTATGACAGTCCCCTATGAATTAAACGATGAAATGAAAGTCTTTAATGCTAATGGTGACCATGCGTCTAGACTAGAGTTTGTATATTCTAACACATTGGGGCGAATAATACAGTATGTTTTAGACATAAACAAGTCAGACGAAAAAAGCATTGTTATGTTTCCAGCGTCTTTAAACCACGTTGTTTATCCTTTTTATACCAGCGATGATTATAGAATAACAATATCAGGTAATGTTTATGGAGAATGATTTTAAAAAAAATAAATATAAGATTATTAAAAATTTAATTAGTCCACAGCTGGCTAGTTTTTTATTTACTTATTTATTTATGAAAAGAAATGTTCAAATTACTATGGTTAAGGAAGGACTTATAGCACCTTTTTCAAATTACTTTGGAAGTTTTAAAGACCCTCAAGTTATGAATACTTATTCTCATTATGCAGACATTGCTATGGAAACTCTTTTATTTTTAATTAAACCAAAATTAGAAAAAATTATGGGTACATCATTAATTGAAACATACTCTTATTGTAGAATGTATAAAAATGGTGACATATTAAAACGACATAAAGATAGACCATCTTGTCAGCTGTCAGCGACTGTAAATTTAGGAGGGGACCCATGGCCTATATTTGTAGAGCCAGATGAAACAAAAGGTGGAGATACAAATAAAGGATATGTTTCTGCAAATACTTCTGGAGTACGTGTTGATCTAGAACCGGGAGACGCCTTTCTTTATGAAGGATGTAAGTTAGAACATTGGAGAGAACCTTTTGAAGGTGAAGCGTGTGGACAAGTATTCTTACATTACAATAGTGATAATAATCAACATAACTTATATGATGGAAGACCCCACTTAGGTTTACCATCGGAACTTAAAAAAAATGTTATATCCTAGTTTACAAGTACATAATGTTTTTAGACAACCAGATCAGGTTGTAGAGTACGCTAAATCTTTAGAGTATAAACAAGATCCTGAGGGAAGGTGGCCGGGCAAAAGGTCTAAATTTGTACATGTTCTTAATTATGATTTATTTAATATGGTGTGCAAAAGAACTTTGGCTGCTTTATATCCAATGAATTATCATCACATGAGATTTAAAGCTCATTCTCAATTTCAAACTATTCCTGCTGCACATGCCGGAGGTGAGGGATGGATTCACCAAGATATATACTCTCAGATTACTTGCATTATATATCTATCTCATCACACCAATTGTGGTACAAATTTATATATACCAGAAAATGAAGTTATGAGACCTACTTTTGAAAAGAATGCGTCTGCATCTTTTGATGTTAATAAAATTAAAGAGACACACTACCTTCAAAATAAACCTTTTGATGAAACGTATTATAAAGCATTAAAAATAAATAATTCTAATTTTATTAAAACAACTTCATTTAACTCAATATATAATAGTATGGTTGTTTTTGATGGACATACTCACCATAATGCCAATGGGTTTGTCGACCCTAATTGTCCTGGTGATAGGCTAACTTTAGTAACCTTTTTTGACGATATTACTTCAAGTGAAACCCTGAAATATTCAGGAAGTGAACTGTTGAAAATCTAATAAAACTCAGATAAACTGGAGCTTCTCAAATTACTAAAACTATAGTAAGGGATAGGTATGCTACAAAAAATAGGTTTTTTACCAGGATTCAATAAACAGATTACCCCAACAGGAGCTGAGGCTCAATGGACAGGAGGGGAAAATGTACGTTTTAGATATGGTACTCCTGAAAAAATAGGTGGTTGGAAATCCTTAGGAGACAAAAAATTAACTGGTGCTACTAGAGCCATTCATCATATGGTAAACAAAGATGGTATTAAATATTCCATCATAGGAACCAATAGAATTTTATACGCATACTCAGGTAGTGTCTTCTATGACATCCATCCTTTAGTTAATCCATCAGGAACCGCTATTACAAGTGCTTTTACTACTACTAATGGGGATACAACTGTTACACTAACTTTTTCTTCTTCTCATGGCTTTGTAGCAGGTGATATAATTTTATTTGGAGATTCTTCTACATTTAGTTCTATTACTGACTCTGTTTTTAATGCTACTACTTTCTGTGACAAAAAATTTATGGTGTTATCGGTACCTACTGGTGATACTCTTACTATTAATGCCGGAGCTACTGAAACTGATTCAGGAGCCACTACTTCTGGAGGCATAACTTATTATAGATATTACCACGTAGGTCCAGCTGACCAGGTGGGAGTATTTGGGTGGGGTATATCTCAATTTGGTGGTACGGTAACTAATCCACAAACAACAACTTTAAACGGAGCATTAAATGCTGACTCTGCTGGAACCGGAGGAACAGGAACTTCTATTAGTTTAACTAGCACTGTAGGATTTCCAACCACAGGTACAAATTATATTCAAGTAGACAGTGAAGAAATTTCTTACACTGGAGTTTCTGGAAATGACTTAACAGGAATTACTAGAAATGTTAGAGGAACAACTAATGCCTCTCACAGTAATGGAGCAACAGTTACCAATACAAGTGACTATGCTGCCTGGGGTCAAGCAGCGGCGTCAACTGATAAAGTTGCTGAACCTGGTTTGTGGTCTTTAGATAATTTAGGATCTACTTTAGTAGCTTTAATTTTTAATGGAGCTGTGTTTGAATGGGATGCAGATCCAGTTAATGCAACCAATATAAGAGCAACCATTGTATCTGGAGCGCCAACAGCTTCCAGGGATATGATTGTATCAACACCCGATCGTCACTTAGTTTTATTTGGAACTGAAACAACAATTGGAGACACATCTACACAAGATGATATGTTTATAAGATTCTCTTCTCAGGAGGATATCAACACTTGGACACCTACTGCACTCAATACAGCGGGTACACAAAGACTGGCTGCCGGATCACGGATCATAGGAGCTAGGCTTGGTAGAAATACTATTTACGTATGGACAGATACCTCATTATTTACCATGCGTTTTGTAGGTCAACCGTTTACTTTCGCTTATGAGCAAGTAGGTACCAACTGTGGTTTAATTGGAAAAAATGCAGCCGTTGAGGTTGATGGTGCAGCCTACTGGATGTCTGAAAATGGTTTCTTTAGATTTACGGGTAAACTAGAATCCTTAGACTGTTTAGTAGAAGACTATGTTTATGATGATCTTAATAAAACTTCTAATCAAATGATTTATTGTGGATTAAATAACTTGTTTGGAGAAGTAATATGGTTTTATCCAACCTCTGATTCTAATGTTAATAATAGATGTGTAGTATACAGCTATTTAGATTCTACTATTAACAGACCTATTTGGTATACCAATGCTAATTCTTTATTTCCACGTACTGCTTGGATTGACTCAGCAATATTTGGTTTGCCTCATGCAACTTATTATGATGCTGATACTGATTCGTCTTTTGATGTGACAGGTAATACCGATGGTGTTACATATTATTATGAACATGAAACAGGAGTTAATCAAGTTAAAATTGGGACAACGAGTGCAATACCTGCTAATATATTATCTGGAGATTTTGATATTACACAAGATCAAAGACAAGGGATTACTTTTAGAGGAGACGGAGAATATGTAATGAGAGTTAGTAGATTTTTACCAGACTTTATAACTCAAGCAGGGAATACAGTTGTTACATTAAACCTTAGAGATTTTCCAAATGACACAGCAGCTAGTTCAACATTAGGACCATTTACCGTTACATCTTCTACTCAATATAAATCTTGTAGAGCTAGAGGTAGAGCTGTTGCCGTTAAGATAGCAAATACAGCTGTAGATTCTAACTGGAAATTAGGAACTTTTAGATTAGATGTACACGCAGGAGGAAGAAGATAATGGCAAAGATAGTTCAAACTTTAACTAGGGCTAGTGAAGATTACAGACAAGACGTAGCACAATCACTTGTGCGAGACTTAGACGCCGTGTTAGAGAAATTAAATACAACGTTTCAAGAAGAATTAAAACAGGAGATAGAAGCTAGAGCTTTCTTTTTAGAATAATGGCAGTAGTAAACCAATACAAATTTGTAGGAACAGACAATGATACTACTAATGGAGAATTAAATCCTTTTGGTAGTGGTAATCCTTTAGTAACTGAAACGTATGTTATTAAATCTATTTTAGTTACATCAGCTGGTACTCCTAGTGTGACTGTAACAAACAATTCTATTACAACTATTAAATCAGCGGCTTTAACCGCTAATGAAACTAAAGAATTATTAACCCAACCGTTAATAGTTGAGGGTGGAAATACCCTTACAATTAAAGCTGGCAGTACAGATTCCTTTGATTTTGCTGTGAGCTATTTAAACATTAAAAAAGAGGTAACAACATAATGAGAGTTATAGAACCAAAAGAAATAATAACCACTATTTCTAACATTAAAACAGGGGAAGTATATAAAAACGAAGAAGAATGGAAGGTAAAAGGCATTGAAGAAAAAGACATCCGAAGGGATGTAAGAGTCATTATGCCAGACCTTGATTTGTTTGCAAAAACAAAGTAATATAACAAACCCAAGTAAAATTAGGCAAAAATATGGCAATAACAGATATTAATATTTCAGAACAATTAGAAACAGGAGCACCTTCAATTAAATATAGAGGTAAAGAAGGACCAAGACCCCCAATGCAATCACAAGAAGAAATGATGATAGCTAAACAAATATGGGAGGCTATGGGTCCAGAAGAACAAGGTCAGTTTTCTAACTTTGATGAATTTTTTAAAAGTGGTGTTTGGAAACAAATACTTCAACAAGCACAACAAGATGATATGCAAGAACAAGGAGGCATCGGGAGTCTTGGACCACGGAACATGGAACAACCAATGCAAATGGCAAACAGAATGCCAGCAGCTTCAGGTGGATCTATGGAACAAATAAGAAAACTAATGCAAGGCCTTAGACCTGGTGCTGTAGATTCAATGGAAAACATAAGAGAAACAATCGATACTCCACAAGGAATTGAAACGCTAGATGAAACCGAAACTATGCAAGTAGCTGGCGGTGGTCTTAGAGGATGGAAAGCTCAAGAGATAGCTGAAGATCTAGCTTACGAAAGATACGGAAGAGAATTTTATGATCTTTCTCATGTAATACAAATGGAACTTTATAACGAAGCATTAGATATTTGGGACAGCAGAGGAGAATAATGCCATTCAAATCAGAGAAACAAAGAAGATACCTATGGGCTAACGAGCCAGATATTGCAAGAGACTGGACCGATAACTATGGAAGTAGAATTCAAAAAAATGATGGTGGGATAACTAGAATACCTTTTAAAAAAGGAGGATGGAGTCCCGGAGCTGGTAGAGATAGTAGTGGTTATCAAAGTAGTCATACAAAGTCATCATCAAATGAAAGAAGACAACCTGGACATTCACATTCAAATGAGAGAAGACACACACCTAAACCTCCTCCACAAGAGGATAAGAGAGAAAAATATATTGCTACAAGACCCCCGGTTACAACAACACCAAAAGATGGAGGAACATGGAAGGAAAAAGAGAAAAGAGATCTTGACAAAGCTAAGCAAATTGCAAAAATAAAAAACATTAAACCTGTAGGCACTTTGGCTCAAAGAGGTTTATTTAATTTAATTCCTAATGATCCTAACCTTGCATATCAGTTTTTAAAAAATTTAAGCGAGGATGAACAAGAGTTATTTGATAGTTTACCAGAAGAGTTAAAAGGGTTAGTAGGGGTAGCTAAACCTGGGGGAGAACATCCTGAAATTGATTTTGATAAGTGGAGCATGTTATCACAGGTTCCAGGCTATGGAAAGTATCTATCAGATAGAGGTAAACCTGGAGTATTACATGGAGGTGATCTTAAGAACGTTGGTGAGAGATTTGTTAAATATACAATAGATGAAGATGGAAATAAAGTTAAACAAAAAGATAAATATGGAAATGTATTATACGGTTACCATGAACCAACTGGCGATAATGAAGGTCAAATGAGAGAATTTCAAAGATCAGGTTATCCTAGTTTTGACGCATGGCTAGCCTCTCAAAATCAAGGTGGCGGAGGTGGAGGAGTAACTACGCCAGCTACACCAACTACAACTACATCACCATTTCAACAGTCATTAAATACTGGAATAGCACAAGGAGCTTCTCCTTATTATGTTGGAGCTAATCCAACAGCTGCTAATTTAGCATGGGGACAACAGTTTAATGTAGACCCAAGAACTATGTACAGAACTACATGGGCTGATGGTGGACCAATCAGACAAAGATATTTTTTAGGTAAGATAGTTAAGAAGATAGGAAGAGCTGCAAAGAAAGTTATTAAGAGTCCGATAGGTAAAATTGGAATAGGGGCTTTAGCAATGGGCATGCCTTTTGGAGGAGGTGCTTGGTTTGGTGCTGGAAGTGGCTGGGGTAAAATGGCTCCATACTTAATGGGAACGGGTGGACCTCAAAATTTATCTTCGTATAAAGGCGGTTTGTTAAAGAAAATCTTTGGAGGCGGTAAAGGAGCTTTGGCATCCGGCTGGAACCCTTGGAAAATAGGAATCGGTGCAGCTTCAGCTTTACCTTTCTTAATGGGTAGTGGTGACGATGATGACGATAAAGACAAAGCTTTCGATTATGAAGGAGCTAAAAATGCATACCAAAATGAGCTTATGAGAATTAAAAGAGAGGCTTTGGCTGGAACTTTAGATCCAAGTCAATTTGTTTATCAAGGAATTAAAGATGGTGGAAGAATTGGATATCAAGGTGGTGGAATGGAAGACCCAATGTTAGTAGAGGAATATAAAAAGTATGTATTTGAAATGGAAGAAATGGGATTACAACCTATGTCTTTTGAAGAATTTAGAGCTCAAGCTATAGCAGGTATGGCTAGTGGTGGAAGAGCAGGATATTACACAGGTGGACAATCTATTCCATCAGAAAACTCAATGGAAGATGCTAGAAAAACTGCGATGCAAGATAGACTAGGTGGTATTACAGAAGTAATGAAACAAGCAGACCTATATCGTCAAGGAGACGTAGGTCAAATGTACATGTCTGAAGGTGGTGTGGCTGGTATGAGAGAAGCATTAAAAAATAAAGGATACGATTGGTTAGATAATGCAGATGATAAAACGGTTAGACAAATTTTTAATAGTGAAATGGGGACATGGACTGCTTCGGATGTTTGGAGACCAGGTAAGCAAGAAGGTGGGAGCATGCAAGAAGAAGGGATCATGAACCTTGGAGGTGTAGAAAAAGATTACAGAGAAACTGGTGGGTTTGTTCCTATCGGTAAAGAAGAAAAAGCTGATGACGTTCCAGCAAGACTAAGCCTTAACGAATTTGTGATGACAGCTGATGCAGTTCGTGGTATGGGTGAGGGAGATATAGATAAAGGTGCAGAACGTATGGAAGATCTTATGGAAACATTAGAAGTAAAAGGTAAAAGAAATCAAGGAGCTCAAGATATGTTTGAAGTTTCGGAAAGGTTAAGCGCGGTAGTATAATGGCAACAGAAACATCGGTAACTAGACAGGCCCCCTATATTGAGGCCCTAGGTGAACAGTACGGAAAAGATTTAACGGCATTAACTGCCAAAAAAATGCCAACGGCAACCTATGCGCCAACGGTTGCAGCTCAAGATCAAGCACAAAAAGATGCCTACACAATGGCTACAACACAAGGCCAAGGTATTGGAGCTTATGCCCCATACATAACACAAGCTGGAGCATATCAACAACAAGCTGCAGGATTAACGGGAACGGGAGCAGGAACTGGAGTAGGATCAATTGCTTCTTACATGTCTCCTTATCAACAACAAGTTATTGATGAGACTTTAAAACAATATGATATTCAATCACAAAAAGGATTAGCAGGTATAGGACAGCAAGCAGCTATGTCTGGTAATTTAGGTGGTGGTAGAGAAGGTGTAATGAGATCAGAATATCAATCACAATCAGATTTAAATAGAGCAATGTTAAATGCTCAAATGTTACAACAAGGATACGGTCAAGCTCAACAAGCAAGAGGAGCAGACTTTGGTCAAACCAGACAATTAGCAGGAGATCAAATGGCAATGGCTGGGACTGTACCAGGATTATATGGTCAAGATATTTCTAGATTAGGATCAGCGGGCGCGATCCAACAGACTCAAGATCAAGCTGTTCTTGATGCACAAAGAGAAGCAAATAGAATGGCAGCTTATGATCCTTATGAAAGACTAGGATATATGGGAGCAGGACTTGGAAATATTCTAGGAGGAATGGGTGGCCAATATCAAACAACAATAAGACCTGATCCAACACCGTTGCAGAGTGCGTTAGGTATACTATCAACAGGAATAGGAGCATATCAAGCTTTTAAAAACTAATGAGTAGAGTATTTTACAGACCTATGTTTAGAAGTGGAGGAAGCTCCAACAATGGTATTACATCTGGATTAAGATCTGGGTATGATAATGGAGGTCCAGCTAAACTTCAAAAAATTTTATCACTTATGGATGCGTATGCACCTGAACCAGAACTTCCTAAAAGTACAGCAGGTTCAGATTTTTTAATTGATTTTGGTTTAGATTTAGCAAGCAGAAGTCCGCAAGGAAACATAATTCAAACTGCAGCTATGTCAGCAAGAGAACCTTTTGACAGATTTCGAAAATCAAGAATGGCAGAGAAAGCTATGGAGTATCAACAAGGATCAGACCGAAGAAAATTAATAGGGGATTTAGCTTCTGATTTGTTTGATGATAAAACTTTAAGTGAGATAGATAGAAAAGTTGATCTATGGAAAAAATCTCATAAACCTTTAGAAAACGAATCTGATAGCGCTTATACTGATAGAGCTTACAAAGAAGTGTGGGAAACATTTGAATTTAGTAAGTCAGGACATGTAAGACCTGAAGAAAAATATAATCAAGACATAGACATGCAAGTTAATATATTAGCTGACAGTATTAGAAAACCTCCAGGTGAAGTAATTAGAAAAGTTGCTGAACATAAACATAAGATATCACAGAGTCTATACCCTGAAGCACTCCAAGCTCAAATTGTAACTGGAAGAAACAGTTGGATTAATCATAGTCCAACGGCAGGAGACATAGATATTAGTGCTAAACCTATAACAAATGACGAAGGTCAAATTACTATGTACAAAATAAAAGATGAGATGATTCCATTCTGGAAAATGGATAATGGTGGTCTTACATATGATTATAAAACAGGTAATCTATATAGAATTAGAATTACAGAAACAGATGCATTTTTTGAATTAGTACCGGATCCTAATAAAGAGTAGGAGGTACCATGGTATTTGGATTTGACCCTAGAAAACTTGTTGAAGAGCGAAAAAAACTAGAACAAGAAAAAGAAAATGATGCTGTTAAGAAACAACAGCTAGCAGATCAAGAACGTATTGATAAAGAAAATAGTTTAAGAAGAAACAGTAATTTTAAAAATGCTTTAGACTCTGCTACAAGAGCTATTCGTGAATTTAGATTTTTAAAAAATCATGGTGAAGATAAATACTATGATGCTAAAAAATCTTTAGATCCAAACTATAGAGACCCTAGAGATTATACTGAAACAGAAAATAAAGAATACTATCGAGGTGAATTTAAAAAAATGGAAGGCCTTTTCGAAGGTGTTACCATGGATTGGAAAACTTTAGATACCATATGGCCTGAAGATTTAAACGAAAATCAAAAAAGATTATTAAATAAAAAATATAAAACTGTAGGACAGGAATATGGAGAGACTGATGACACAGAAGATAAGTATTCAAATCAAATTGTTCTGGCTAGCACTCAATCACAGCCAGAAGATTTAAAACCAAAAGTAAAATGGGAAAGCTCGGGCAGAGCCAGTGATCCTTTTGAAAATGAAGTAGGTATTTCTGAATCTATTTTAGGAGCCCTGGTATCAGGGGGAATAAAAATTCCTTATGGATGGGCTAACGTAAGTGCAATGTTAATGGACTGGGCAGATAAAGAGAATGTACCTTTTGACCAAAGTCGAGTTGCTAAATTAGAAGCATGGTTTGACAATACTATGTTTGGTACTGCTATGGCTTGGGGAGAAGATAGAGCAAGAGAAAGTGCTATTGGACATATCACAGAAGCCATGGTTCAAATGTATGGAAACTGGAAAACAGTGGGAACCAATGCTGTAAAAGTTACGGATGAAGCTATTAAAATAGCAACCAAAGCTTTTAAAGGAATTAAAAGTGGAAAGTATGTAAGAACTGCTAGGAATGGAAACTTATATGAAGCTGCTAAAACAACTAAAAGATTAAATAGTATTGGAACTGGAGCAAGAAAATTTACTGCAGTAGCTGTAGGTGGTGGAACAGCCGGAGCTTTAGTTTATGACACAGAAGATATTGGAACTTTTGGAGATTGGTTTTTTGACAAAGGAGAATACACAGCTTTAGATAGAAAAAAACGAGGAGGCTCAAAAGAAGAAGCAACTCGTATGCTTTATAATAAATTAAAGTTTGGAGGAGAAATGGGCTTCCCTATTATTCCAGCTATTTTTGGGTTAGGTAAGCTGGGAAAAATTATTTATTATGGAGATAAGTATAATGCTTACAGTAATAAATGGACTGAAAGATTTATTGATAAACATTTAGCTAAAAGATTTAGAGCAAGAAATCAAAACCCCGAAGAAATATTTGAAGCGGGTCAAAGAATGACAGGAAAAGAAATGTCTTCTCAATTATTAGCTAATGATTATTTAAAATCTTTAGACCAAGTAACCAAAAGAATTTCTAAGTATACTCAAAAGGCATCTAATGCTTCTGGAATGACAGATGAATTATCTTCATGGCTTGTTAACACAATTAGAAGTGGTAACTTAGGAGTTAAAAATGGAAAGGTTGTAGTAACCGGTTATAAAAAAGAAACATTAAATAAAATGATGAAGTCTTTAACTAAAGACTTAAAAGTAAAACCAGATGATGCAGTTGCTTTAATTGATGAACTTATAAAAGTTAATGGAAGCTGGGCTGAATTTATGAACACTATCTTTAAAGGTGGTAATGTGACTACTAAATCTTTAACAGAATTTGTAGAGCATATGTCTAGTAGAATAAGAAATAATTTAACTACTCAGTATAGAATCTTTAATGATAAAGGAGTTAGAGTTTTAAATGAATATGCACCATCTGCTGACGTTAAAAAAGAAGTAGCTCAAATCTTTATGAAGAATGCATCTAATAGTAAAACACTTCATACATTAACAAAAAATCAAGCTGATGAAATTGTTAATCTTATTATTAAAAACGTAGAGTTAGATCCTATGACCGCTAAACCTGTGTTTAAGTGGCCAACTTATGATCCTTTAGCAGATAAGAAAATGATTACTAAAAATTTAGCTGAAAATATTACAGGTGGAGGAAAATTTAAACCAGATAAAGAAGGTGGATTAATACAAACTAAATCAGATCTTGCATCATTTAATAAATTGTTTGGTAGTTATGAACAAGCAAATAATGTAATTGCAAATGTAACCACGGACCTTGCGGGAATTGCCGCTAGAGATAGATTTTATAATAAACTTGCAAGTGACTCTAGAAGATTAGAAAAAATGGGAGAGCCAGCTTTGGTTTATGATGATCCTTTAAAAGCTAGCAGAGCATTTAATAGTGCAGTCTCAGGTGAAAAAATTATAAACACTCCTTTAAAACTTCCTCAAAGTTTAGCTGAAGAAGTATATACTGTTCCATTAAATGGAATGTGGACTACAGAAAATATTGCACACGGCTTAAGGTATGGAGCAGAAGTTTCTTTATCAAGAAAAAATATGCCTATGTGGTATCAAATAGGAATAATGATTCCTAAAGGATTAGTTCAAGCAGGTAAAACAGTTTTCGGTCCTTTTACTCACACAAGAAACTTTTCATCAGGAGCAGTTACAACTATTGCAACAGGTAATATTGCTATCCCTCCTACTGAAATAATTAAAGCATGGCGAACAGCTTATAGATCTATTCAACCACAAATATTAGGAAAGAATAGACCGGGATTAAAAGTAGCTGTCGATACATCAATGCCAGGTAAATTGAGACCAGGAGCTAACACTACTGATCCAGATAAATTAATAGCGGCCACTGAATTTGTAGAAGAAGGTGGTCAATCTTTATATAGATTTTTACTTGACGAAGGAATGGTTAACGCCAGTGCAACTTACAGAGACTTAATGGGTCTAATCGATGACACATCTAAAGTAGGTTTCTTTGACACAATTGGTAAAGCTATGGATGCTAAACTTCTTAAATACTTTAAAAAATTTGGAAGAAAGATGCAAGAATTGTATGTAGCAGAAGATGATGTCTGGAAAATATTTAACTTTGCAGCTGAGTCTTACAGAATTAGAAGATCGTATGCTAATGCATTAAAAGCAGGCAAAATTAAAATGAAAGATGTCCCTGGTGGTAGTTTAGAGTCGGTAGATATATTAAAGATGGCAACTAAAAATGTTAGAGATATGTTACCTAACTATAACTACGTATCAGAATTTGTACAAGGTTTTAGAAGAGCACCTATATCTAACTTCGTATCTTGGCCTTCAGAAATTATAAGAGGTAGCACTAACATGTTACTTAAAGCTAGATCAGAAATTAGAGATCCAGTTTTAAAAAGAATGGGTTATGAAAGACTAGGTGGAATGATTACAGCCTGGGCAACCTTACCCCCTCTTGCAGTGTGGGGATTCTCACAACTCTATGGATTTACTAAAGAAAAAATGAATGCTTTAAGAGA